TTACTGGTTTTGTGCGTGGGGCATGAGTGGGGCATCACCTCCAAAATTAGCATTCAAAATGTCTAACTGGTTACTGTTATTGTCAGACATCCATTTCCCGTATACCGAGTAAACCATCTGTGCTGATGTGTGACCCATTTGCGACGCAATAAAGTTTGGGTTTGCACCGGCACTCAGAGCCCAGCAGGCGAAAGTGTGTCTTGATTCATACGCCCGCCGGTGACGGATTCCAGCCTTCTTCAGTACATCGTTCCACGTTGCGCCGAAAGAACCTGGTGCGTACCAGTCTCCGCCTCTTCCGTTCCTTGCTGTTAGTCGAGGAACAAACACAAACGTGCACAAATCCTGTCTGATGCGTCCGAACTCTCGCAAATGAACATCTATGTTGTGCTGCTTTCCCATCCGGGTATAAGCCATCTGGCATTTCAGAGCCTGAATGGCTGACTTGGTAAGGGTGATCGTTCTTACTCCAGCTTCCGTCTTCGGCGGGGTGAAGTGGCCCTTGATGGCTATGTTACGGCTGATGGTTATTGTCCAGTTTTTGAGGTCAATATCTTCCCAGGCCAGTGCACAGATTTCACCGTGTCGCATGCCCGTGTTCACGGCAAGGACCCACAGGTTACGTATTTGCTCAGAAGGGCACGAGTCGAGCAGGCGCAAGTATTCTTCACGCGAGAGTGGATCCGGTTCTGCACGACTCTTACGTAGTGGGTCTATACCATCAAACGGTGTTTTGTCGATGTAGCCATTTTGAACAGCGAAGCGGAACATTCCAGAAAGGCAACTGAGGTACACGTTAACCGTCCTGACGGTCCTGCCTTTTTTTGAGGACCTGTAAATTTGGTGTTTTCCGCATATCTGGTGCCCGGTCAGTAATTCCTTCCTCAGTAATAAAATATCCTCATTGCAGACAGAACCTACTGCTTTAGATCCGCCGAGCATTTCAGTGCAAATACTGACGTAGGAGATATAACGTTTATAGGCGTTCTGCGTAATCTCCATCCGTTTAAGCTCAAGCCAGCGATCGGCCAGTTCTGTTAATGTTACCCATGGGCGTACAAACCCAAACTTTCGTAGGTTAGGCGACTGGGGAAACTGAGAGGCATAATTAAATGCCCCCGTCTTAATTGAGTAGCAGATCGACGTCCGTAACTCTCCGGCCACTTTTCTGTTTTTTGGCGTATCCGGGACACCAAGATTTTCGCGAACCCTCACTCCCTGGTAGATGAACCAAACCCGCAGAGTTCCGCCGTGGTTCTCCACCCCTGTTGGATACTTCGTCATAAATCACCCTCATTGTTAATCGGTGAGGCTATTTAAGCAGATTTTTGGCGGGGGATCGCCGGGCGTTGACGCTCGACCCAACTGTCAACCTCATGGCGGTTATACATGATAGGGGAGTTATCTTTCGGCTGGCAGTCACCAGAGTAGTGACGATATTCGCGCCCCTCCATCCAGGAGGTTGTGCGGGCAGACTTGATGGCATTTTTGGTCAGGCCAGTAATTGCCATCAGCACTTCTTCGGAAACCCATTTATTGGGTACCAACTGGATTAATTCGCTCATGGTTTTCTCCAGGCAAAAAAGAACCCGGCGCGGGGCCGGGCGAAAAGGGATAACGGAGCAGTGCTTTCGCACCCAATAGCCAGCTCATAACTGGCTATCAGTTGCGTCATGGTTTGATGTGGAGGCGCGGCTCACCTTCTTTCGGCTCGGGCCATTCGCGGGCCATGTTGATACCCAGCTTTCTTTCCATAGCCTGAGTGATTTGCTCATCAGTGATTCCAGCCCGGCGCTGCGCATCCCACAGCAGAAATTGCATATCAGCCCACTCACTAAGGTCGTCTGGGTTTTCTGCGGCTTCCAGCGCTTCCTTTGACAGGTGCTTAAGTGGCCCGATTGGGCCGACATGTCCGAATGTTTCATCCGACCACTGCGCATGGCGCAGGCGGATCAGATTCCGTGTAAATTGTGATTTTTTCGATTCGTATTGCTGCATAATCTCTCCTCATGCCGCGCGCTGGGCACGCAGCTTCTTCAGGTGTTCTGCTGTTTCGATTTCTTCGGGGGTCCGCTCGGCCTGTGCTTTGGTCAGCGGCTCGAATTCGTGTTGAAAGCGGCCCATGCTGGCGATGCAGGTGCGACCATTGCGGATGTAGTGGATGACTTCGTGGGTGGCGCGGAGGATTTTGCATGGCGCGCCGTGGGGATCGGCGTACCAGGTGTTAGGCTGGATTATCCTGAACATTGGCTGGCTCCTTTAGAGTAAGGAATACGACCATCGCTGCTCTAAGTGGGTTGGCGTGAACATGCCCGTCGCCGGAATAAATCATCTGAACATCGTCGCCAGTGGTCCCATCAACCGCGGTATCATCAGGAACGCAAAGCCACTCGTTGCCCGCATTGATCAGGCTTAGCTTGTGACCAACAATGATCGGCCATGCGGCAGCCGCATCGTTGCAGTAGTCGGGAAGCGGTGATAGCGGGTTGAGCGAAGCATCCGCGTTACCGTAATACCATGAGTCACTTTTATTTCCCGCAGTTTCCGGCCTGCATGACCAGAGCCCTTTGAAAACGACATCGCCGACCAATTTGTTAATCTCAAAATCGCTTAGCTTGCTGTAATCCATCACATCCCCCTCTGTTTATTCTTCAGCTCGATGACGGATTGGCACTCCGCACAGGTCTTGCAGCCGGGAACGGCAGCCCGCCGCGGCGCTGGGATGTCCTCGCCGCACTCCGCGCAATGCTCAGCTGATACAGTGTTGCAGTTCACTCTGTGAGCGGAAAGGGCAGCGTTACGCTGAAGCTCTTCAATCTCTGCTGCGGTATCGATAATGTCCATGGTCAATGCTCCCGGAACTGTCGGTTAATTCGGTTGAAGGTGAACGCCAGCAATAAAAAAGGCCGCGATAGCGACCTGGTGATTAGTGCCTTCATGCTGCACCGCCTTCATTCTTTTCGGCTTCGACCGCCATCCGCTCAAGCCGTCGCGATAGCTCGGCGGCCAGCGTCTGGAATTCTTCCTCTGTCGCCACCGGGATCGGCACAAAGCGAATCCCTATGTGCGCCAGGTTATTGGCAATTTCGAGGCTTTTTCTCAAATCAACTGGCGAGGCTCTATTCATGCGGCGCGCTCTGCCATTATTTCGGCCTTCTGCTCATCGTTGAGCATGTCGTCAGAGACGATTGCTACCCGGTCACTCCCACTCCACGATACTGGTGAGCTTTCTTTGATCGCTTTATTCAGAGCATCAGCGGCATCGAGAACAGCTTGTGGCAGGTCGTGATAATCGCCACCATCGGGAATAATCTCTTCGCAGTGCTGCTCGATGTCGAACTCTGGCGGGAAATTTGGTTCGCAGATCAGCAGTTGCAATTCGCTCGGTAGCAGAGAGTGCTCCAAACAGTAGTCAGCCAGTGATTCTGCGTCGAAAAAGTACTGGTCATCATCAAAGATAACCAGCGGTTCTTCAGCCCATACAGCTCGCTCAAATGTTGCAAACTTAGCTTGGCGACCTTCTCGGTGGCATTCTTCGCAATAACCATGTGTACTGCGAATCGGATGTTCATCCGGCTTTTTGTCGCACTTACGATGCGTGGCACCACTCCAACGCGCCTGATATTCGTCATTTCCCCAGAAGCGACCGTGGCGGTCTACCCAACCAGTTACAGCCTGGATGCTGGCCGCTTCATCGCTGTCCATCATCACGATTTTTTCAGTTTTCATATTCATTGTTCAGCTCCAAACCGCCCGTTAAGGCGGCCAGTTTTGACGACGAACTCAAGGAGGCTAACTCCCAGAGGTGCAATTTGCTGGTGGTGTTTCCGGATGATGGGAGTCACTGTGGCATCCCAGTTAGGCTTGGGCTTCTTGCGCATGGCCTGCTGGATTTCCTCGGTGCAGCGGCGGCAGGCGGCGCGGATGGCGTTGTCTGTTTCTGGCGTCATGCGGCCTCCGTTTTCACAACGTCAATTGCACAGCCGGGGATCAGCTCAATAGAAGCGGTTGCGCACTGATTTCCCCAGTGATGCCAGCCTGGCGCCGCGCTGCGGCTAAATAACTCAATGCGCGGCACATCGCCGTAAAGCAACTCCAGCCGGTGGCGCACTTCCCACGGCTTTTCGCTGTGCGCGCCGAGCGGGCTGTATACCACTTGCTTAATCCCGGCGTGCTTTCGCTACAGCCCGGTGCCGCGGGTGGCAATCAACAGGTCTTCAGTGTTGGCCCGGGAGTGGTTGCCGCCGTTCATGCGCGTCTCGGCATTCAGCAGATCGAGGAAGTCGTAAAAGTCGGTGACCTCACCCTCGGCCAGCGCCTTGTTGATGCGTAGCTCGGCGTTCTGATTCAGTTTCACCCAGGTAAAGCCCTTCATCGTGCGAACGGTAAATCCCCAGGCCTCGGCCAGTTCGATCGCCTCCTGGTTATGCGTGCCGGTGTACCACATCGCCAGCACCGAGTTTTCAGCGGCAAGTTCCCACACGGGAAGGCGCTTTATGTCGATGAGCTTCATAGTGGAGTAGTGGTCTGCTGCGGCGCCGTTGCTGATGGTGTTGCCGTAAGACCAGGGAGGATCCGCATAGATAAGAGAGTAATTGCCGCTCATCAGGAGCCTCCTTTTCGAGACATATTCCTCCACGAAACATCATCATGAGTAAGCCTTTTGCCGTGTATAAACGCATGAACGCTATGGGCTGGTATCTCCATTTTTTCAGCGATGACAGCTTGTGATAGGCCCTCTTCGTGAAGCGCAACACACAAAGAGACGTCGTGATCACTATAAATGGCATGATGATGTCGTTCGCCAATGCAGAGCAGGCTTAAGCCCAACAGGCTGGCTTTTCCCTTAACAGAATCGAGAGTGCGACCGAGCTTTTCAGCAATTTGAGTGGCATTCATGGCACCTGCACACGATCTAAGTATCTGAAGCTCTGTCGAGGCCCACTGGGTATAATTGATTCTAAGGTTGAGAGACATCCTCGTGCTCATCCTGCGCACTGCTGCATGAGTCCGGTTGAGTTCTGACGCAATATCGCGCAACGTCATTACACCGGCCATTCTCCGAAGAAACGCAATGTCTGAATCAGACCAGGGCTTACCATTTGGATAGTTATGCTGCGGCATTTTTTTCCTCCAGCGCACTGTTTCTTATTACGGAGACCAACCTTTCAGCAGCTGATTTCTGCGCCGGAACGGAGGCAATTATCGTTGGCCTTTCTTTTTCGGCATTCACGCAGATACCACCCCATCGCGAAATCAGGAAGAAGTCTTCCATCTCCGATGAGCCCGCATTGCTCGCCAGCTCCACAATCATTTGGACGATATCGACGATTGAGTGGTCAGCCATCATCCGCTGAACGGCGTAGCCGAAGGCATTGATCATCACCGCGTGGAACTGAATGTAGTCACGTTTGTAGTCTGCCTGGCTGGTGCCGTGACGAATCGCCTCGATCTGAGTAAGAGACAGCCACGCCTCCCAGATAGATTCGATGTCACCCATTTCCAACGGCTTACTGCCCGCGCTGGCAAACTTTGCCGTCGCGTCGCTAAGTGCCTTGAAGCTCACCCACAACTTACTTTTCGCCGGAACGACGTTGTGTTCGAAGTCTGTCACCTCCGCGAAGGTGTCGTGCTGAGACAGGAACGTCACCATCCCCTGGGCCACATCATTACGTCCGTCATAGGCCATGTTGATCGCAGCGGAAGGTTTCGAGACGTTGTTATTGATATCTGAGAAGAACTGCTGACGTGCCTTCAGCGGGAGATTATGTGTCAGCATCAGCGGGATGCTTATCGGTTCGCCGTATGTACGACAGAACTCGGCTATTCCCGCAGCACGGTGCTGGCCGTCGAACAGCTTGATTTCAGCGTCCATAGGGAATCGAGCAACGCCAACGTTGGTATTGCCGAATTCCTGAAATTCTATCTCTGAGTTACAGTTTCCAACCAGTGGTGGAATGATGAAAGGCTCTTTCTTTTCGTACGCGCTAACTAGGTACTGATAGAACTTCTTCACGCGTGTCGGATTGATTTCACGCTGCGAACGCTCGAGAGTGCTGCCGACATTGTCAGATGCCAGAACGCGAGCGAGTGTACGAGCAGGAACAGTCATCATGTAGGTCACTGTTCTACCCTGCAAACCTCTCGACGCCGGGAACTCAAAGAAATAATCTCCTACTTTGCTCATACGTCCTCCCGCTCCGGATCGAATTTATCCCAGCCATTCCGCTCGATATTCACCTGCAGCCGCTTATCTCCGACCTCTTCGATACTTCTGCCGGTTATCTCTGCGACTTCTGCGTTTGTGTGGCGCCACAGGAGCGCCAGTTCTTCGGTTGACCATTCACGCATGGTTAATTCTCCTGAGCGTGCCAGTGCGTTACGTTTGCTTCTTACGGAGAAGATGGTTCGCCCAGTGGCTTCGGCTATTTCTTCTGGTGAGAATCGCCCAAACAGGAATAGCTCAACGCGCGTCCATCGGCGACCACGCATTCGACTAACGAGTTTTACATCGAGTTGAGCAGCTTGGCTGTAAATGGCAGATTCAGTTCTTTCTAACTTTTCTGAAATGGTATGAATCGGCATGTGGTTGCCGACCTCTTTAAGAAATTGCTTTTCCCATGGCTCCCAGGGTTCGCATTTCATCTGCTACCTCCATTGCTCCCCAAACGTGAAGCCGATCTCTGCCAGCGCTTCGTCCATCTTCTCGATGAACTCCGGCACCATATCGTTGAAATCGGACATGTACTGCGGATCCCGTTCAACGACGACGTGGTGAATGCCTTCGCGTTTCATGCGCGGGTCGTAGTTGGCAAAGAACCAGGCGTATTTTCCGGTAACCCACATGCTGTA